AAACCTTCAATTCCAGACATTCGAGTATTGTAAACGTTCATTCGGTTTTGATTTTTAATATCAGACATTCTCATACCGTATTGACCGAGTTTGTCCTGAGCGCCGACCTTTGACAGCTCGTTTGCCATCTCGTTTTTAATTGCGATTCCCTTCGCAATCTGAGCAATCTTGCCGATAACGTCACTGTGGACCCTGCTTGTAGCTTGATTCATTACAGCAGAATTTTCAAGGCCCTGGCGAGTAACATTCCCCCTAACCTGGTTGACGGCAACATTACCAGCGGATCGGACAGGTGCAGTAGCTTGATTAATCATTCTACTTGACATTTGAGGCGAAAAAATCCCTTCTTCGGCTCGGGTTTCCAGAACAGACATATATTCTTTTTCCATGTCTGATCGTTTGTACTTAGGTGGCTTACCCCACAAACCCAGGGCCTTGCCACCAGACCATATTCCTTGCGCTGCTAATGCAATCGTCAAAGGATCCATAATTATACCTCCGATCCGGTAAATTTGAATAACCGTCCACCGGTCCGGAAATACAACCGAACTTCATCTGTTGACGGTGTAGTGGGAGACTCAGATAATGCTGATACACTCGCAAAAGCCTGTTCACCTTCAGCCAGATCGACCAGCAATACGGCCCGATCGAATTCTTTAATATCTGCTTGTTTCTTGGAAAATTTCTTTTCAGTAACTTTCCTGTTTTTATCCTCAGTCATTGTGATTCGTGGCGATTGTTCCTGGTTCTCTGGCGGTCCGGTGTGTTTAGTTGGTTTTTGGTCACTCATCGGCTAAAATCTCCAATTTTTCGATAGTTGAATTATTGGTATTACTGGTAGGCGTCAATAGCTCCACCTGGAAAAAGTTTGCTCGCAGTCCAAGTCGTCGATTAACAAACCGGCTACCGCTGGAAGTATTGGCTGGTAAGGTGATCGTCTTTGCAACGGCGCTCGCTTTGTCAATATAAATCTTCACTGTAATTGCTTCTGCAGATAAATAAGATATGCTGATTTCCCTTAATATACCCCTCTCGCCCATCACCCCAACGGGTATATGACCGGTTTTCCACTGTCCGGCAAAAGTTTCATTACTACCGTCTGTATCGTACAGATCGTGAATTCTCTCACCGTAGATTGTATAAACAACTGAATCTTCATCTATAGCAAATCGATCTGTTTTAAAGGAGGTGGCACATTCGATTGTTGACCACTTCTTTTCGCCCGTTTCCAACCATTTTTGGACATCAAAACAGTAGATAGTTTCTACATCAGTACCAAACCGACACAGCAGGCGCCCTTTCAGGTGATCATATTCAAACTCAGAATCCTCCAAGCTGGCTTTTGCTTGATATTCATCTTTGATATCATCAGCGATTGGGTAATCCCGATAATTGCCGGTAAGCGCATATACATTGCTTTTTCCAGCGAAAAACAACACACCATTGGCCTTTATTATTGAATGTGGGGCAATGCAGCCAATATTCTCATTACTCTCTACCAGGCTCCAATTAGCCGGGTTATCGGTGGGGACATCCAGTCGGAACACGCCACGTTCTAATAATACTGCAAGATCCCCACCGAGTTCAACACCACCAATAATTTCCCCGCCCTGCATATCTTTTACCTGGATATAATTATCGATCGGAATGATATCTGGCTGATTTAAAGGCGTGTACATTATCCAGTCTGAATGATCTTCTTCGGTATCCTCTGAATCGATTCTCACATTCATCGGAAACATTCGACCGTTCATGTAAACGCCATACTTATAATTCACATCAATATTATCAACACCAGAAAGATCGTGTTGCGCTCCTTCTGATATCCCATAATCAACAATATTTATATGATATACACCCGATTCTGGTGACCTAAAATAATATCCATTCGTAATCACAAGATCAATATCAGGGCTCTCAAAGCCGCTGCTCCCCACATCAGTACCTGGGACGCCGGCCATCAAAACAGCTTTCGCTTTTGTGTCTGAGATTACTGCTACACGATTGTTTGGTGCAGGGTCTTTTGAAACTATCCAGTTATTGTATTGATCGATATCAAGGCTCAGTGTTGATTTGAAGACAACCAGCTGCCCCCAATGACCATTGGATCCGCTTGCGGTTTGGCTACCACCACCCCCCTCAGCGTCCCTGATCTCCCAACTGTCACCCCAACCATCATTAGCAGCTGTTATCAGGCCAACAGTTACAATATGGTCGCTCTCAACTGAGTCAATTGTAAAATCTGCACCATTGACTCTTAGATATTCTCCGGCAGAAGCCCCCGCAAAATTTCCGCCCGGATCCCACATACAATAACCAGAATTGGCACTTGCTAATGTCAACAAGTCGTCGTCGGTAGATTTAGTATTTAATGGAACTGTTTTAATATGGTAGTAACTGATAAAATCTGAACTACGATACACATTAATAGCGGTTATACGCTTATTGAAATCATTTATATCAATAGCTACTCGAAGTAACAGGGCATCGTTCGCACCGGCAGTACCAGATACTTTTGTTGTTGGTAATACATCTTCCTGATTACCATCGAACACTGGTACAAATTTGTAGTAGTATGTACCTGCAGATAAACTACCCTGTGTACCCAGCAAGCTATCAATAAAACTCTCTGTCCAAGTAGTGGGAAAACTTGGACGAGCATCATCATAATTCCAGCCTGCCGATGGTTGCCATTCACCAAAAAGAAATTGCCGATCGATGTATTGAAATATTCCAGGATTTCGAGTGCGACCGTTGGCAAATCTGACAACATTTGTGAATGGAATTATCTGGCAGATGTCACCGTCCTTACTGTCAACACCAAAATCAGTTATTGCTACCGACGTTCCGAAAGTATCTATGTAACGAGCAATCTCATCCTTGTTTGTATCGCTATTACGGAAAAATATAATCCATTCAGCGCCGTTATTAAGATTCTCCTGTACCCACTTAATTATTGCGTCTACTGCTTTGTCGGCAAAAGCAGTAATATAATGTTTGGCGTTGCGCTTATAAATCTGCCCTCTTTGATCGGTTTCAAAATTCTGACAAATCAGCAGTTGCCTGGTATCTTCGGGATCATCCTGGCTGTTGATACCCTGGTCAAAATTGGGAATTGTTATTAATCTACCCATAGTGATCGATTATATGAGTTGTGCCGGTTTTAATACGGTTTTGGAAGTGATCTGCTATCCGATCAGAATTCACCATATATCTAGCCATAGCCCGATCAGCTTTCCGGATATCATCCCGATCTTCGTATAATTGAGATCTAGCGTAGTCAACTAAATACTTTCTGTATGGATCAGGAATATCCGGATTATCGCCAGCGGTAGCAAAAGCAGCGTCAGCACCATTAGCAACCGCAACACCGTTCTCAGATCCGGTTAGAACTGAATCATCACCGAAAACGCCAGAACCACCAGTAACGCTTGATAGCGTGAGTATTCCTGTTTTGATATTGTTATCGTCAAATTCAACAACTCCGGTAGTTGCCGTTGTCCCATCGGTGACAGTCTCACCCTTTACAAAATGAGCGGTCAGCGCATCGTAGGCAAGTTTGCGATAGTCAGTATCCGAATCGGTTAAAACATTGGGTTTATAGACATACCACAAAGCCACCCATTCAGCAGTTGAATAGCAGGGATAGAAATATACCCGGTTGCCCTGGGGATAGAATCCTTCCGGTAGGCCCGGGCGCTTGGTTTCATCGGATTGATGAATTGAATAAGGTTGATGAAGGGTTATTTCATCTAAGCGCTGGCCATCATGTTCTAATCTCAGTAATTGGACAAAATCATCCGGAAGATCGATATAACCCTGCTCAGCTGGTACATAAAACCATTTCCACCGGTCCAGGCACTTCGTTTCTAATACAAAATCTTCCTGTGCGTCGATTAAATACTGTTTAGCTGTCGGGCTTAGTGTTTCCTCTGGATTAAAAGAAATTATTACACGATCAACTAACTGAGTCCAGTTCATTAATCACGCCCTCTTGTCCCAACACCCTTCGGCTTTTCGACGTCGTATCGGGCATTAAGTATTTGGATCTCAGCCATAGCCTTATCTAAGGCCGGTTTTGATCTGTCGCGCTTATTGTCCATTAACCAGCACTGTGATTCAGCGAGATCGACAACTAATTCATGTAATGCTTCGTTTAATTCACATTCAAAGTCGCCTAACTTTTCAGTGGCGCCCGGACCCTTAACGAAATAAAATTCATCACCGGTCTGCCAGGTTGCATAAGCAACCGGGAATATAACTTTGAGTTTCTTCGATGCTCCGATGTAATCATAAACAATACCATAGTATTCTTTGGTACTGTTATAGAGTACAGATCCATTGTAATAATCATCGGCAGAAGAAGATAATTCAGACTGCGTAAGATCAATCTTTTCACCATAGGTACCGGTATCGTCGTTATCTGCTACCGATGTAAAGGTGTATATCAGATCAGACGGTTTTTTGAGATACCAAATATCAACTTCCGGAGTTTCGTCGTCACATTGGACATAAATTCTATTTTTAAACAGATACGCCCGAGGAGCGTTATTAGTACCAGCAGAAAGCGTGTTCTCTGTGCGTTTAATATCTTTGGCTTCCATCAAGTTACAAAACTTATTTGAGCCAGTATATCGAACATGGGTAATCGCACTACGAACTACATCATTTGCTAAACCTGATATAGCATAACTGGCTTCATCGTCACCAGTAGCAACGGTACATTCCTTCGCAAACTCTTTAACCTGAAGTTCGTCCAGGTAGGCATTATGAAGTAATCGAACCAGCGACATTTGAGCCATATTAAGGGCTTCAATCCTTACTGCTGCCGGAAAATCTGACAAATCAGTATCTTCCAGTCGGTAGCCCAATAAATCTATCATTCTTTGAACAGTCATAACATTACTCCATCAAATAGGGTAAGGGACTGGAAAACCGGCCCCTTACCCATAGTTAACTCAGCGTCAGCTAAAACTTTCGTCCCATCAGGGCCGGAGCGAATCCAGCTGCACTCGAGGCTTCAACTGCGATCAAAGGAGATAACCCTATTTCCACAATATCAGCTTCGACTGCTCCATCGCGACCTATGCCGGCCCCTACAGTAGTGCAGGGTACGATAGGTTCATCGACGACAAGAGCCTGAGTGTCACCTTTAATCTTCACGGCTGGTATAAAACCGGCAATCTGGACAAAACCAAAGCTACCAGATGCGATACCAACTATCGCAACAGCTGTAATTATGTCAGTTGCAGAATCCGTCTGTTCAAGAACGTCAGGATGGTAGATCAAAAGAGCAACATCATCAGCGAACGCTTCAACGATTGGATCTTCAAGATACAAATCACCTTCCCCTGAAACTGCAATCAAGGGGTGAGATTTGATCTGGTGAAGCATACCTTTACCGGCTGCTGGCGCCTGGCCTACCCAATAACCAGCGTAAGCATTGGCAGCCATTTCAGTCGTGACGGTATCGATGTGCATCACCTGGTCGCCTGAAACAAGCGCACCGTCAATAGCGATACCGCTATCCCAGGCAGCCATAGCAGAAGGACGCAAACAATCACCGCGTACTAATGCTTCCCCTGCTTTGATGTACTTGTACAGGTTGCCTTCACGATCCTCAAAAATGGTACCAAGCTCGAGTTGCTTGGTAGTGTGTGTATCTGTAAGCGCTATACCTGAGATAATCGGCTTACTTCCAGGATTGGTTCTATTCATTAATAGTACTCTCCTTTCTTAGTATGCCGTAGGCAGGTTATACAGACAGCCCTGGTAACGTCTGTTGGAACAAGTGACATTACCAGCCCAAAGGATCTTGGCTGATCGGGAATCCTGGTTAACCGGCTTCTGGAAACCTTCGAAATAGAAATTGCGGTTTTTCGAATGACGGAAACCAAGGTATTCTTCATTTAACATGAACATATACCCGTCAGGACAATGAGAATCGACAACAACTGGTACACCTCGGAAAGAAAGATTCTGAAATCCAACGTCAGCCAATCCCTTGTCTGCTGGACCCATGTAACGTTTCTGATCGCTCAGATATGTCTCATAGGCATCATACAGAAGTTGGGTTGTAACAATAA